CCCTTTATAAAAAAATCTTTTCTGAAAAGGGGGTTCGAAAGAACTCTCTTTTTCGCTTATCGGTGAGGGGCAGATAAATCGCCCCCAGAAAGGAGATGGAATATGAACCTTAAACACAAAGTTACAATCAATGTGGCAAGGCCCGGTGGCGAAAGAAGCTCAGTAATTCAAAGCAGTCGGAAGACAATCCGAGCGAGAATGCTTGATTTCCTATTTGGAAAGAAAGTCAGTCTGCTTGTAATTACTCCCGGTGACTCAGTTGAGACGGTAGAAATAAAGGAAATCAAGGAAGGAGGTGTGGGTCATGAGTAAGATTAAGCTCCTTCTCGATGTGGTGTCAGATCTTAGAGCTCTGGCAGATAGTGTTCAGGCTGTAGCTGATGCAATAGCAAGTAATGGGCCTCATGAGATTACAAAGCCAGAGCAACCAAAGCCTGAAAAACAATCTGAAGAAAAGCAGCTCACTTTAGAAGAAGTAAGGGCGGTACTTGCAGAAAAAAGCCATGACGGATTTACAGCTGAAGTAAGAGCACTTCTAGAAAAGTATGGTGCATCAAAACTCAGCCAGATTGATCCAAGCAAGTATGCTGCACTTCTTGCCGATGCGGAGGGATTGAAATGAGTAAACATGCAATTCTCTCTGCATCTGGAGCCCATCGCTGGATGAACTGTACACCATCAGCGAGGTTGGAGCTGGAGTTTGACGACAACAGCGGTGAAGCTGCAGCTGAAGGCACAGCTGCCCATGCGTTAAGTGAACACAAGCTCCGCAAGGCACTTAGGATGAGATCAAAAAAGCCGGTTTCTCCATATGACTCAGTTGAGATGGACAATTACACCGATGGTTACGTGGAGTTTGTGCTTGAAGTGATTGCGCAAGCCAAGCAGGCCTGTAGTGATCCCTTGATCTTGATAGAACAGCAGCTTGATTTTTCAAAGTATGTGCCTGATGGCTTTGGAACCGGGGATTGTGTAATTATCGCTGACGGAACTCTTCACATTATTGATTTTAAGTATGGTCAGGGTGTCTTGGTCAGCGCAGAGGACAATCCTCAAATGAAACTATATGCCCTTGGTGCACTGGATCTCTTTGATGGTATTTATGACATCGAGATGGTTTCAATGACAATCTATCAGCCCCGTCGTGAAAATGTCAGCACGTCCACAGTCTCAAAAGAAAGCTTATATCAGTGGGCTGAAGAAGTTTTGAAGCCTAAAGCTGAACTGGCCTTCGCTGGTGACGGAAACTACTGCCCTGGAGAATGGTGTCAATTTTGTCGAGCAGCAGTGAAATGTAGATCAAGAGCAGAAGCAAAAATGAAACTGGCTACATTTGAGTTTGCGCTACCGCCACTTTTATCAGATGAAGAAATTGCTGACATTCTATCTTCTATCGGTGATCTCACCAGCTGGGCAAATGAGATTATAGCATATGCGACAGATGCAGCGGTTAATCATGGAAAGAAGTGGCCTGGCTTTAAAGTAGTCGAAGGCCGTTCCAACCGTAAATACAAAGATGAAGAAGCGGTCGCAGAAGCAGCAAAGAACGCAGGTTATCCCGACATATACAAGCAAAGTCTCATCACTATTACTGAAATGGAGAAATTGATGGGCAAGACAAAATTTAATGAAGTCCTTGGTGGACTAATTATGAAGCCACCAGGCAAACCGACGCTAGTACCAGTTTCCGACAAGCGTCCTGAAATGAACACATCATCAGCAAAAAATGATTTTATGGAGGTATAAAACTATGTCAAAAACAGCAAAAAGAATGAACCCAACGAAAGTAATCACAGGAGTTGTGCGACTCTCTTATGCCAATGTCTGGGAACCTAAATCCATCAATGGCGGTGCTGAAAAATACAGTGTAAGTCTGATTATTCCTAAGAGTGATACTAAAACCTTAAGTGCTATCAACGAAGCAGTTAATGCTGCTATTGAGGAAGGCAAAGGTAAATTTGGTGGCAAGATTCCCAATAAAGCAGTTCTCAAGCTCCCTCTGCGTGATGGCGACATTGATCGTCCGGATGATGAGGCTTATGCCAACAGCTATTTTGTCAATGCAAACAGCAATACTGCTCCACAAATTGTAGACAGAAACGTCAATCCAATCCTTGATCGTTCAGAAGTGTACTCCGGTGTCTATGCAAGAGTGAGTATCAACTTCTACGCCTTTAACTCCAATGGAAATAAGGGTATAGCGTGTGGTCTCGGAAACATTCAAAAAATCCGCGATGGTGAGCCTTTAGGCGGTAGAACCAATGCAGCTGATGACTTTGCCACTGACGTGGATGACGACTTTTTATCATGAGAACCTTGCATCTTGATATAGAAACATATAGTAGCGTAGACCTCGCCAAAAGCGGGGTCTATCGTTACGCTGAAGCACCGGATTTTGAAATCCTACTTTTTGGCTACAGTGTAGATGGTGGTCCTGTGCAGGTAGTTGATTTGGCATGTGGCGAAAAGATCCCGCAAGAAATCCAGAATGCTGTTCTAGATAGCCAGATTATAAAGTGGGCATTTAATGCTCAATTTGAGCGAATCTGCTTGTCTCGCCATTTTGGTGTCTGGCTTGAGCCTGCTTCATGGCGTTGTACGATGGTGTGGTCAGCCTACCTAGGCCTTCCTCTAACTCTGGAAGGGGCAGCAATCGTAACAGGAGCAGATAAGAAAAAGCTGACTGAGGGTAAGGAGCTCATCCGATATTTCTCTGTTCCATGCAAAGCTACTCAGTCTAATGGAGGCCGAACTCGCAATCTACCGGAGCATGCTTTAGAAAAGTGGGAGAGTTTCAAAGCATATAACCTTCGAGATGTTGAAACTGAACTTTCCATACAGGCAAAGCTTCAGAAGTTCCCTATGCCAGAAGAGGAGTGGCAGAACTATATTCTAGACCAGCAGATTAATGATCGAGGTATTCAATTGGATTTAGAATTGGTAAGGAAGGCTATCCAGTGTGATGAACAAACCCGAGAAGAGTTCACAAGCCGACTAAAAGAGGTTACTAAACTTGAAAATCCAAACTCAGTGACCCAGATGAAAACCTGGCTATTGGAAAGAGGTATGGAAACGGATAGTCTTGATAAGGCGTCAGTTAAGGCACTATTAAAGGAAGCTCCAGATCACCTGAGTGAAGTGCTGGAACTGAGGCAACAACTAGCAAAGTCCAGTGTAAAGAAATACACCGCTATGGAAAATGCAGTATGTGCTGATGGAAGAGCACGTGGCCTATTGCAGTTTTATGGTGCCAATCGAACCGGCAGATTTGCAGGAAGGCTTATACAAGTTCAAAATCTTCCGCAGAACCATTTGCCGGATCTGGAGCAGGCGAGAAGGCTAATTAGAGGTGGTCATTTTGAGACATTGGAATTATTGTACGATTCTGTTCCAGGGGTTTTGTCCGAGTTAATCCGTACTGCCTTTGTTCCAAAGAAAGGATATAAGTTTATTGTTGCTGATTTTAGTGCAATTGAAGCTAGAGTGATTGCCTGGCTCGCAGGCGAGACATGGAGAAATGAGGTATTCGCTACCCATGGCAAGATTTACGAAGCATCCGCTTCCCAGATGTTTAGGGTCCCCTTGGAAGAAGTCACAAAAGGTAGTCCACTCAGACAAAAAGGAAAAATTGCGGAGTTGGCCTTGGGTTATGGTGGATCAGTTGGTGCGTTAAAAGCGATGGGAGCACTTGATATGGGTCTTACCGAAGAAGAGTTAAAACCATTGGTAAATGCGTGGAGAAATGCGAATCCAAACATTGTTAGACTTTGGTGGGATGTCGATAGAGCAGTTAAAAAAGCTGTAAAAGAAAGATGCGGAACAGAAACTCATCGTATCCGATTTGAATATCGCAGTGGAATGCTGTTGATATGGCTACCATCCGGGAGACAGCTTACCTATGTCAAACCAAGGATTGGGATTAACAGATTCGGCAGTGAAGCAGTGACGTATGAAGGCGTTGGTGCCACAAAGAAGTGGGAGCGTATTGAAAGCTATGGTCCGAAGTTTGTTGAGAACATCGTGCAGGCCATTTCAAGAGATCTTCTTTGCCATTCCATGCGAAATTTGGATGAAGCAGGACTAAATATTGTCATGCATGTCCATGATGAGGTAGTTTTAGAGGTTCCTTTAGAAATATGCGTACAAGACGTCTGTGTCCTTATGGTTCAGGTACCTTCTTGGGCACTTGGGCTTCTACTTCGTGCGGATGGATTTGAATGTGATTTTTATAAAAAAGATTAATTTGAGGGGGTTCGAAGCCCCCTCTTTTTTTGCTTATAGCTGAGGGCAAGTTTTATCGCTCTACAACTATATGCTGGAGGTTCGATATGAACAAATTAACGATTTTTAACTACGAGGGCAACAATGTCAGAACAATTTTAAGGGAAGGCAATCCTTGGTGGGTACTCAAGGATGTCTGTTCTGTGCTAGAAATTGGAAACAGTCGTGATGTTACATCTCGATTGGACAGTGATGAAAAGGGAGTCGATATTATCGACACCCCTGGAGGAAAACAGGAAGTATCTATTATCAATGAAAGTGGCCTTTATAGCGTGATATTGGTTTCTCGAAAGCCAGGGGCTAAAAAGTTCAAGCGCTGGGTAACTCATGAAGTTCTTCCTTCCATCAGAAGGCATGGACTTTATGCTACAGATGAGTTGCTTGCTAATCCGGACTTTTTGATTCAAGCACTGCAGGAGCTTAAAGCCGAAAGAGCCAAAAATGCCGAGCTAACAACTACCATTAGCATTCAAGAACAGCAGATTGCAGAAATGAAACCCAAAGCCAGTTATTACGATGTGGTGCTTAACTGCAAGGATGCGGTGTCTATCACAACCATCGCCAAGGATTATGGAAAGTCTGGTCGTTGGTTCAATGAGTATCTACATGATCTTGGCGTTCAGTTCCGTCAAGGGAAAATCTGGCTCTTATATCAAAAATATGCCCAACATGGATATACGACGACAAAAACCCATACGTACCCTGGAAATGATGGAACGATGCATTCAAAGGTTCATACCTACTGGACTCAGAAAGGACGCTTGTTCATTTATGAGCTTCTTAAGGATCATGGCATTTTACCATTGATTGAACAAGAGTCCGAATTCGAGGAGATGTAACTTATGGATAGATATAACGCTGAAGGCTATCCAGAAGAGGCTGCAGCAGAAGCCATGGAAAATATCATGCGTGAAGAAAAAGCAAAAAGCTATAAACCTTGCGTTTTTATTTGTTCTCCTTTTGCTGGAGACATAGAGAAAAATCTAAATGAAGCTAGAAAATACCTGAAGTTTGCAGTGGAGCAAGGAACTATTCCTTTTGCTCCTCATCTGCTATACCCACAAGTGCTAGATGATAGCGATCCTGAACAAAGAAAACTAGGACTATTCTTTGGAATGGTTTGGCTTAGAAAGTGCGAGGAATTGTGGGTATTTGGTCGCTACATCTCAAAAGGAATGCAAGCAGAAATAGATAAAGCGTCGAAGCATCGTATTCCTATTCGGTATTTTACCGAAAACTGCGAGGAGGTGCAGAAGATATGAAGATAGCGGTTGGTAACAGCCGGATGGATAAAAAGTGGAAGAACAAAGACATCACATGGGAAGACTTCATCGCCCGAGTGGGGTCTACCATACGAACAACAGAAACAGTGTCTGAATTTCGCAAAATGAGTCGCGCTCAGCAGGACTCAATAAAAGATGTGGGTGGATTTGTGGGAGGAGCTCTCCGTGAAGGAAAGCGCAGAAATGGTTATGTCCTCTCCCGCTCCCTTCTTACATTGGATATGGATTATGCCAAACCAGGGATTTGGGAGCAGATTGAATCACTTCATGATTTTCAATGCTGCATCTATTCCACACATAAACATACACCGGAAGCTCCAAGACTGAGACTAATCATACCACTAAGAAGAGAAGTGACAGAAGATGAATACCCAGCCCTTGGCCGGATGGTTGCAAAGGAGATTGGGATTAATTTATTCGATGATACCACTTATGAACCTTCAAGATTAATGTATTGGCCATCTACACCGTCTGATGGAGAATTTGTCTTTAAAGAAAAGGATGGAGAGCTTTTAGATCCTGATGTTTATCTTTCCAAATATGCAGATTGGCGGGATACATCCATGTGGCCTGTATCCACAAGACAATCAGAGGTTGTACAAAGGAAAATCAAAAAGCAAGCAGATCCTTTAAGTAAAGAGGGCGTTGTCGGGGCATTTTGCAGAGCTTATACCATTGAAGAAGCTATCAATACATTTTTGGCGGATGTATATGAACCAAGTGCTATGAATGGCAGGTTTGATTATATTCCAGCAGATTCTTCAGCGGGCTTGGTAATCTATGACGGTAAATTTGCTTATAGCCATCATGCCACCGATCCGGCTTGCGGAATGCTGCTAAACGCTTTTGATTTGGTACGAGTGCATAAGTTTCGCGGCTTAGATGAAAAGGCTGCAGAAAATACATCGCCAAGTAAACTGCCTTCGTTTAAAGCCATGACAGATCTGGCTTTGGAGGATGAACGGGTAAAAGAGCAGTTTGCTGAAGAAAGAAAGGCTCAGGCTGAAAAGGAGTTTATTGATGAAGATTGGGAAAAGCAGCTGGAGCTTGACAAGACAGGATCAGTTAAAAATACCCTTAGAAACTTGATTTTAATACTCGAAAATGATCCAAACCTGAAAAGCATTGTATTTAATCAGCTATCCGATAGTCTCGAAATAAAGGGTGATGTTCCTTGGCCGCATCCATCAAAGTTCTGGAGAGATGCAGACGATGCCCAGTTGATTAGTTACATCGACACCCGCTACGGAACCTTCTCTGCAAGAAACTATGATGTGGCAGTAGCAAAAGTAGCTGATGACCGGTCTTATCATCCGATTCGGGAGTTTATTGAAGCACTCCCTGAATGGGATAAGGTACCACGAGTAGATACATTGCTCATCGATTATTTAGGTGCATCAGATAACCCATATGTTCGGGCTGTCACAAGAAAAACTCTATGTGCGGCTATCTCTCGTGTACTGACTCCAGGCATCAAGTTTGATTCCATGTTGGTTTTAAATGGCCCACAGGGAGTTGGAAAAAGCACTCTCATTGCTAAGTTAGGTGGAGACTGGTTTTCAGATAGCTTGAACTTGTCGGATACCAAGGACAAGACTGCGGCGGAAAAGCTTCAGGGTTACTGGATTTTAGAAATTGGAGAACTAGCCGGACTTAAAAAAGCTGAAGTTGAAACACTTCGAAGTTTCTTGTCTCGCCAAAATGACATTTATCGTGCCAGCTTTGGCAGGAGAGCTACTCCGCACTTAAGACAATGTATCTTTTTCGGAACCACCAATGCTGAGAAAGGCTATTTGCGGGACACCACAGGAAACCGTCGTTTCTGGCCGGTAAAAACTCCAGGAAATGGTACAAAAAAGTCTTGGCAACTAAAGCATGATGAAATTCTGCAGATATGGGCTGAGGCTCTTACCTTTGTGAAAGCTGGAGAAAAATTGTACCTTGATACCAATCTTGAGAAACTTGCAAAAGAAGAACAGCGGGAAGCTATGGAATCAGATGAGCGTGAAGGTTTGGTACGTGAATACCTAGATATGCTCTTACCAGAAGACTGGGACACCATGGATTTATATGAACGCCGAGCCTATATCAACGGGACTGAGTTTGGTGAAAGTCAAAGGGTAGGTGTTTGGAAACGAAAATCGGTTTCTAATATGGAAATCTGGTGTGAGTGCTTTGGGAAGGATCGAGCCAATCTTCGACGAGTGGATGGCAATGAGATATCTGCAATTATGGCAAGTATCGGAGGCTGGACGGGACTAGTGAGAAAAGAACGTATCCCGCTTTATGGACCACAATGGGTTTATGTTCCCAAAGCATAATTTAGTTTGGAACGTATGGAACAATTTTTCTTCAGGAACAGATTTCACCTGTTCCGGTGAAACAAAAACGGTCTTTTGGTACACCTCATTGGAACAGGCGGCAGCCCCTTGTAAAGTAGGCTACTTTATAACTTCTGTTCCATTGTTCCAAAAATAATTATTAAAAGTAATCCTAAAGACAAAAAGAGGAAATTACCTGCAGACGCATATATACGCGCGTATAGAGATTTTTTGGATTTAGGGAACATGGAGGAACTATGAGAGAAAAATGGATTGAACAACAACTGGTAAAAGCAGTGAAAGATATAGGCGGTATTGCGCTGAAGATTGTATCATCAGGTTTAGATGGAATGCCAGACAGATTGATTCTTTTGCCGGGTAGGAAACTAGCTTTTGTGGAGGTGAAAGCTCCAGGTAAAGCCTTAAGGCCACTTCAAGAAAAGAGAAAAAGACAGTTAGAATCACTTGGTTTTTTGGTATTCTGCCTGGATCACATAGAACAGATTGGAGGGATACTTCGTGAAATACAAGCCTCATGAATATCAGGTTTATGCCACTGAGTATATTCTCACCCATCCCATAGCAGCAGTGCTGTTAGATATGGGATTAGGCAAGAGCGTTATTACCTTATCTGCTATCTTTGATCTAACACTGGATAGTTTTCTTGTTCGTAAGGTTCTGGTCATTGCACCCTTTCGAGTTGCCAGAGATACATGGCCTGCAGAGATTGAAAAGTGGGATCATCTAAAAGGCCTTAACTACACCGTAGCAGTTGGTACTGTGGCTCAGAGAAAACGAGCGCTAATGAAAAGAGCTCAGGTATACATCATCAATCGAGAAAATATCGAATGGTTAATTTCAAGAAGTGGAATCTCCTTTGATTTTGACATGGTGGTAATTGATGAGCTGTCATCCTTCAAATCCCATCAAGCAAAACGATTTAAAAGTCTGCTTAAAGTCAGGCCAAAGGTAAAAAGGATCGTAGGGCTCACTGGAACACCATCCTCCAATGGATTGATGGATTTGTGGGCAGAGTATCGACTCTTGGATATGGGTCAAAGGCTTGGGCGCTTTATTGGCAGATATCGAGAGGACTACTTTGTACCGGATAAACGTAATCAACAAGTAATCTTCTCCTACAAACCAAAACCAGGAGCGGAAGAAGCAATTTATAGGCTCATATCTGACATCACTATTAGCATGAAAGGTTCTGATTACCTTAAGCTGCCGGAGTTGGTTATAAACGAAGTGCCAGTGAAGCTTTCTGAAAAAGAAATGAAAACCCTCGATACCATGAAGCGGGATTTCATTACAACGGTGAAAGGTGAGGAAATTACTGCTGCCAATGCAGCGGCTCTTTCAGGAAAGCTCCTGCAGATGGCAAACGGAGCAGTCTATGATGATCAAGGTGTCGTTATTCATATACATGACCGTAAGCTGGATGCACTGGAAGACTTAATCGAAGCCGCTAATGGCAAGCCTGTTCTGATTGCTTATTGGTTTAAGCATGATTTATCTCGAATACAAAAGCGCTTTGAGGTCGAAGTATTGTCCACTAGGGATTCTATTAAGAGATGGAACGATGGAAAGATTCCCATTGCAGTCATCCATCCCGCATCCGCAGGACATGGCCTCAACTTGCAAGCCGGAGGATCAACACTTGTATGGTTTGGCCTGACTTGGAGCTTGGAGCTTTACCAGCAAACCAATGCCCGTCTTTGGCGTCAAGGACAAAATGAAACGGTAGTGATCCATCACTTGATTGCCAAAGGCACCATTGATGAACGTGTAATGAAAGCCCTAAATGATAAAAACAATACCCAAGCCGCACTGATAGATGCGGTAAAAGCAACGCTAAAGGAGGTCTGATACAATGAACATTGTCTAGCAATATTTAGATAAAAGGGCAGCGGCAATCAATGCCTTAAAAGATTACAGCAGCATGAAGTACATCATAGAACATACCGATGAGGACATTGCCACCCTCAACGAAGAAATGAGTTCTCCTGTTTCTCCAGTTCTAAATGGCATGCCATCAACGCATGATCCAAAAGCTGGAGAGAAAAGGCTCATTGCCTGCATTAATGAAATTGATGTATTAAAAGAACGCTATCGCCAAGCACTGGAATACATGGACTGGTTTCAACCGGCGTGGGATGCCTTAACGGAGGATGAGCAGTATGTGTTAAAGGAGTTCTATTTGGACGATGAACAAAAGCAGATTGATGCAGTGTACAACATCTGTGAACGTTTTAACATTGAACGCTCTTCAGCTTACAACAAGAAGAATCGCGCGCTTCAGCATTTAGCACTACTACTCTACGGAAAGTAATGAGTAATATCGTGGACGATTTTACTCACAATCGGTTATACAATGGTATTGTGAAAAACTGTAGAGAGCCTTCGTGGAAAAAACACGAGGGCTTTTTCTATGCCCAAATGGAGGTGCAAAATGCCAAGGAAACCTAAACGACCATGTTCTTCTCCCGGTTGTCCTGAGCTGACTGATGGACGCTTTTGTCCTGATCATGCCAAAAAGGAAGCTTCACGATATGAAAAATATCAGCGAGATCCTGAAACGAGGAAGCGTTACGGGCGTGCGTGGAAAAGAATACGTGACCGTTACATTACAGCTCATCCATTATGTGAAGAGTGCAAAAGAGAGGGAAAGCTGACACCAGCAGCTGAAGTCCATCACATCCTTCCTTTGTCTCGAGGAGGAACACACGATGAAAGCAACTTGATGGCTCTTTGTACTCCTTGTCACTCAGCCATCACAGCAAGAGATGGAGACCGTTGGCCATCCCGGTAGGGGGAGTCGAATCTCTACAGCTTTTTAAGCGGACAACGGGCGTGGGGCTTCGTGCAAAAAGTCGCAGTTTCAAACGGGGTAATACCCCCTTAATAAGAAAAGAGGTGAGTTAATGGCCAAAGATGGTACAAATCGAGGTGGTGCCCGTATTGGATCTGGCCAGAAAAAGAAAGCACTTATAGATAAAATTGCTGAGGGAAATCCCGGAAAAAGAAAACTGGAAGTTATTGAATTTAAAAATACTGCAGAACTTCAAGGGCAGGAGATGCCACAGCCAAGGGCTATGCTTTCAGCAGTACAAAAGGATGGTAAAACCTTAGTAGCTAGCGAAATTTATGAGCTTACGTGGAAATGGCTTGAGGAGCGAGGGTGTGCACATCTAGTTCTACCACAGCTATTAGAAAGATATGCCATGAGTGCTGCTAGGTGGATACAGTGTGAGGAAGCAATAAGTGAGTTTGGTTTTCTTGCTAAGCATCCAACTACTGGCAACGCTATCCAAAGTCCATACGTTTCCATGAGCCATAATTTTATGAGTCAAACCAACAGACTCTGGATGGAAATATATCAGATTGTTCGTGAAAACTGTGCGACAGAGTATTCCGGTACAAATCCACAGGATGATGTGATGGAACGACTGTTGACTGCCCGTAGAGGTAAATAATAATAAGGAGATGTGAGATGAGTAAGAGATATTTAACAGCAGAAAGTGTATGTGCAGGACATCCTGATAAACTGTGCGATATTATTGCTGACAGCATTTTGGAAGCATGTCTTAGAAAAGATAAGGCCTCACGCGTAGCTTGTGAGGTTATGGCTACTAAAGGAAAAATTATCGTGGCGGGCGAGATCTCCTGCAGCGAGAAAATCGATATCAGAAGCATTGTTAAGAATGTGCTAAAAGAACTAGGTTATAACCCTTTGAAATTTTTAATTTATGTATATGTACACAATCAGAGTTCTGATATTGCAGCTGGTGTGAATACTGCACTAGAAGCACGAAATGGTATAAACGAACAATATGGTTCCATCGGCGCTGGTGATCAAGGTACTATGTATGGTTATGCCACAAAAGAAACCAGAGAAATGCTTCCCTTTCCCCTTGTCTTATCTCATCGAATTGTAAAGAAACTAGATGAGGCAAGGAAAGGTAAACTTATTAAAGGTATCCTTCCCGATGGAAAAGCACAGGTGACCATTGAGTATAATGATGATGTTCCAGTGAGAGTTAAGACCATTGTAGTGTCAGTTCAGCATGAAAAGAATAAAACTCAGGAAGAGTTAAAATCAGATATTCTAAATAATGTGTTATGGCAGTGTTTTGAGGATTTCCCTTTTGATGATGAAACAGAAATTCTTATTAATCCATCTGGACAGTTTGTATTAGGAGGACCTGCTGCAGATACAGGTTTAACTGGAAGAAAGATCATGGTGGATACTTATGGTGGACTTGCATCACATGGTGGCGGAGCACTTTGTGGGAAAGATCCGACCAAAGTTGACCGAAGCGGAGCTTACATGGCTAGGTATATTGCTAAACATATTGTGTGGTGTGATTTGGCAGAGAAATGTGAAGTGGCTATTTCCTATGCCATTGGCAAGGCAAATCCTGTAGCTTTTTCTATAAATACTTTTGGAACAGGAACAGTTTCTGATGAAGTTCTAACCATTGCTGCTCAAGAAGTATTTAATTTGAGGCCTGCAGCAATTATAGAAAAGTTGCGACTTAGAAACATTCATTACTCTGATACAGCAGTCTATGGTCACTTTAACAGTTGCCTCTTCCCTTGGGAGGATGTTAATAAATATAGCGAACTAAAAGAGGCGGTGGAAAAATATGCAGATTGAGAAAATTAAGACGAAACTGCTGATCCCTGCTGATTATAATCCTAGAAAGGATTTAAAACCGGGTGATCCAGAGTACGAAAAGTTAAAACGCTCACTTGCGGAGTTTGGCTATGTTGAACCAGTTATTTGGAATAGAACCACAGGCAGAGTAGTTGGTGGCCATCAGCGGTTGAAAATCCTACTGAACATGGGTATGGAAGAAGTGGATTGCGTAGTTGTTGAGATGAATGAGGAAAAGGAAAAAGCCCTCAATATTGCATTGAACAAAATAAATGGAGATTGGGATAGGGAGAAACTAGCACTTCTCATTACAGACTTAAATGCTGCAGACTTTGATGTATCGCTGACAGGCTTTGACCCCGGAGAACTAGATGATCTTTTCAAGGATACGATGAAAGAAAAAATAAAAGAAGATGATTTTGATGTGGACAGCGAGCTGAATAAGCCCGCTGTTTCGCGTTTAGGAGATGTATGGATACTTGGTAAGCACAGACTGGTATGTGGAGACAGCACAAAAAAAGAAACATATAACATTTTAATGGAAGGAAAGGTCGCCAATCTGGTGGTAACTGATCCCCCATACAATGTCAACTATGAAGGAACCGCTGGGAAAATCAAAAATGATAATATGGCCAATGACGCATTTTATCAATTTTTATTAGATGCCTTTAAGAATATCGAATCGGTATTGGCATCAGATGGAAGTATATATGTTTTCCATGCTGATACAGAAGGACTTAATTTTAGAAAAGCCTTTGTTGACGCAGGCTTTTATCTTTCCGGTACTTGTATTTGGAAGAAACAGTCATTGGTTCTTGGAAGATCCCCTTATCAGTGGCAGCATGAACCGGTGCTATTCGGTTGGAAAAAGAAGGGGAAGCATCTCTGGTATTCAGACCGTAAGCAATCAACCATTTGGGAATTTGATAAGCCGAAAAAGAATGCAGATCATCCGACTATGAAGCCCATTGCTTTAATTGCCTACCCCATTATGAATTCTAGCCTTACTAATAGTATCGTACTTGATCCTTTTGGAGGTTCTGGCTCGACGCTGATTGCCTGTGAACAGACCGATAGAATTTGCTATACCATCGAGCTGGATGAAAAGTACTGCGATGTTATTGTGAAGCGTTACATCGAGCAGGTTGGAACAGATAAAGAGGTATATGTCATTCGAGAAAAAGAGAAGATTCCATTTAATGTGGCAGCCACATCTTCTGATGAATTAGATTGATAGAGCAAGTTTTAAATTCATTTTTGCACAGAAATAACTTGCTATTGTGTAGCGTTAGAGTGATATATGGTACTACCAAATAAGAAAGGTGGTATGTAGGATGAAAATTGAATTTAATCGTACTGGTGGTGAGAGAAAGGCCCTCGTTACTGCGATTGGAGAAGTACTAGGTGAAAAGCCTGAATACAAAGGCGCACCAACATTTATTTATCAAATAGGCAGATTTGAAGTGGATAAGGAAGGTGCTCTTATTTTTGATGAGGGTGTTGTGGGCGAAAAAGCGGTCAAACTGCTTGATGAACTTAATAGTCGAGGATTTACTTATGTGAAACCAGAAGGCCTGGAACAGGGGCTTACAAATAATACAGATTTGTTGGTAATTGAAATACCTAAGGAAAACTTCACCGACATTGCCTTAAGTAACTTGGAAAAGATTCTGGAAAGCAAAGGAGATCTCATTAAAAAAGCACTTGGAGTAGAGGAATTACCTATTGAGCAAACAGAGGAAACTCTACGATTCCCTTGGTTTTCCTTTGATGAAGATGCTGAGAAAGTTAAAGCTTACACGCATTTCATTACAGCCCTTTGTGATATGGCAAAAAAACAGAAGAGAATCACTGCCACAGCTAAGGAAGTGGATAATGAAAAGTATGCCTTTCGTTGTTTCCTTCTAAGACTTGGCTTTATCGGTCCAGAATACAAAACCGAACGAAAAATTCTCCTCTCCAAACTGTCGGGTAGCTCTGCCTTCAAAAGCGGAATTGCCAAGCATAAGGAGGTGAGTGAATAATGAATATCATTCACCCAGAAATGCTAAAACAACTTAGGAGTTATTACACTCCGGGAACTCGTGTCATGCTACTTAAAATGAATGACCCTTATACCAAGCTTCAGCCTGGAACTAAAGGTACGGTTACTAGTGTTGATGACATGGGAACCATCCACGTCAGTTGGGATTCAGGCAGTTCCCTTGGAGTGGTCTTTGGAGAGGATTTATGCAGGAAAATCGAAGAGTAAACATACACATTTTAAGACCAATATGGCAGTAAATATGTAGATTTATATTGCAGAATTGTCTTGCTATATAAGCCTTTTAGAGTGATATATGTACATGCCGAAAGGACAAACACACTTTAAAAGGAGCGAGATACGATGTTAAGTGCAAAATTCGGAATCGAGATTGAATTTACAGGGATTACAAGGGAAAGGGCAGCCAGAGTTGCTGCAGAGTTTTTGCAAGGCACTTATAGTGAAGGCGGGACTTACTACGACACTAAGAAGGTAAAAACTCCAGATGGTAGAGTTTGGAGATTTATGTATGATGGGAGCATTCACTGTCAAAGAAAAGAAGGCAGAAGAAAAGTAGCTGCAGGTAGAGATTATAGCGTTGAGCTAGTTAGCCCAATCCTAACTTACCGGGAGGACATTGAAACTTTGCAGGAGATAGTAAGAAAGCTTCGCAAAGCTGGAGCCTTTACAAATACATCTTGCGGCATTCACATTCATCTAGACGGTGCTGAACATACCCCAAGAAGTATTCGAAACTTTATAAATATCATTGCAAGTAAAAATGACTTATTTTATAAAGCACTACAGATTGCACCGGAGCGAATGCGCTACTGCAAAAAGATGGACAGCATTTTGGTTGAGAAGATGAACCACAAAAAGCCTAAAACCATGAGACAAATTGAGGACATTTGGTACGAGGGTTACAGCGAGAGTAGAAGCACTCATTACCACAACAGCCGCTACCATTTCCTCAACCTTCACAGCTTTTTTACCGGAAACCATACAGTTGAACTTAGAGGTTTTAACAGCGAGCTTCATGCTGGAAAGATGAGAAGCTACATTGTTCTAGCGCTTGCCATCAACCATCAAGCCTTAACACAAAAGTGTGCATCAGCAAAGAAACCACAGGTGGAGAACGAGAAATTTGCCATGAGAACCTACCTAAACCGGATTGGTTTCATTGGTGATGAATTTGCAAACTGCAGAGAGCATTTGACCGCAGCACTTTCGGGTTCAGCTGCATGGCGGTTTCGGGCGGCCTGAGCTGCCCCTAACCCACAAAGCTAAGGAGGATTACAATGAATAATAAATTATATCTTGCCTATGGCTCCAACCTTAACCTGAAACAAATGGCCAACAGATGCCCCACAGCGAAGGTGTTAGGAGCAAGTCAAATCAATGACCACCGTTTATTATTTAGAGGGGCACATGCGGGCGCTGTGGCGACCATCGAGCCTTTTAAGGGTGGCAACGTACCCGTTTTAGTGTGGGAAATCACACCTGTCGATGAATCGGCACTTGACCGTTACGAGGGATGGCCGTTCCTTTATCGCAAGGAAACAATAAAAGTGAAGTTTGGAGGTAAAACCGTTAAGGCGATGGTATACATCATGAATGATGGAAGGCCGCTTGGACAGCCGAGCTGTTATTATTACAGTACAATTTTAGAAGGCTATAAGAGTGCAGGCTTCGATGTGGAAATCCTGCGCAAAGCGACAACCGATTCAGTAGAATCGGAGGAGGTAGCCAATGAATGAGATAATTATGAAACAAATATTTGCCATTCGAGAAACAGGTGAAACAAATATGTTTGATCTTCCGGTTGTGACTAGTATTGCTTTAAGAGAAGGCTATATTGAGCTAGTAGATTACCTTGAAAAGAACAAGGGAGCGTATGTCCATTTTATTCTGATAGGGGAAGCGAAAACAGAATAACTTAAACAAATTTTGAAGGAACTCTGCGGGGTTCCTTTTTTCGTAGCCATAAGGAGGTGGCGGCCATACGTAAACTAAAAAAATATAAGCCGACCATCTTTAAGGCGGATGGTTCGGTATATGATAAGGACGCTGCAGACATTGCGGTGTCTTTTATTAATTGCTTAAAACATACGAAGGGAGAATGGTATGGGCAGCCATTTGAACTTATTGACTGGCAGGAACAGATTATCCGCGATGTGTTTGGGATTATAAAGCCTAATGGTTACCGTCAATTTAATATGGCATATATCGAAATCGCTAAAAAGCAAGGTAAATCTGAGCTTGCAGCAGCGGTTGCGTTACTGCTTACCTGTGGTGATTTTGAGCATGGCGGTGAAGTATACGGATGTGCATCTGACAGACAGCAAGCTTCCATTGTTTTTGATGTAGCAGTGGATATGGTAGAACAATGTCCAGCTCTGAAAGCAAGAATTAAACCGGTACTATCGCAAAAACGACTTGTTTATAAACCGCTAGGTAGTTTCTATCAAGTTTTGTCTGCAGAAGCGTATACCAAGCATGGACTAAATGTGCATGGTGTTGTATTTGATGAACTTCATGCGCAACCCAATAGACAGCTTTTTGATGTCATGACCCATGGCTCAGGTGATGCAAGAAAGCAGCCGCTGTATTTTTTAATTACGACTGCCGGAAATGATACTCACTCTATTTGCTACGAGGTGCATCAAAAGGCTAAAGATATTCTAGAAGGACGAAAGGTTGATCCAACATTTTATCCAGTTATTTATGGTGCAGATGAAAATGATGACTGGACCGATCCAAAGGTGTGGGCGAAAGCCAACCCCTCAATGGGCATTACCGTTGATATAGAAAAAATTCATATTGCTTGTGAAAGTGCAAAACAAAATCCAGCAGAAGAAAACTTATTTAGACAACTTCGTCTAAATCAATGGGTTAAACAGTCGGTACGTTGGATGCCTATGGAAAAGTGGGATAAATGTTCATTTGCTGTAAATCCAGAAAACCTTGTAGGAAGAGAATGCTTCGGTGGTTTGGACTTATCATCTACTACAGATATTACAGCGTTCGTACTTATCTTCCCGCCTGAGTATGAAGGAGATAAATACATCGTTCTTCCCTACTTCTGGATACCGGAAGATAATCTGGACCAAAGGGTAAAGCGTGATCATGTTCCTTATGATGTTTGGGAGAAGCAGGGGTTCTTACACACCACTGAAGGAAACGTGGTGCATTATGGATACATCGAAAACTTTATCGAAGAGCTGGGCTTAAAGTACAACATTCGAGAAATTGCCTTTGACCGGTGGGGAGCTGTGCAGATGACACAAAACTTAGAGAACCTTGGGTTTACAGTAGTTCCTTTCGGTCAAGGTTTTAAAGATATGAGTCCGCCAACGAAGGAGCTTATGAAGCTTACCTTGGAAGAGAAACTGGCGCATGGTGGTCATCCGGTGCTCCGATGGATGATGGATAACATCTTTATACGTACTGACCCTGCTGGAAATATCAAACCGGATAAAGAAAAATCAACTGAAAGAATAGATGGAGCTGTCGCTACCATTATGGCTCTTGACCGAGCAATTCGCAAAGGTGGAACAGGTAACTCCGTTTATGACGGTCGAGGGCTTCTTATTTTGTAGCAAAGGAGAGTGATGCAGATGGGATTGTTTTCTAATATTTTCAAAGCGCGTGATAAACCGAAGGATCGAACCACAGGAAGCAATTATAGCTTCTTTTTTGGTGGAACAACCAGCGGTAAGCCTGTAAACGAACATACAGCAATGCAAATGACAGCGGTCTATTCATGCGTAAGAATACTTGCAGAGGCTGTGGCAGGGCTACCCCTACACCTATATAAATACACTGCAAGCGGCAGTAAGGAAAAGGCTCTTTCTCATCCGCTGTATTTTTTATTACATGATGAACCTAACCCAGAGATGAGTTCCTTCGTTTTTCGGGAGACGTTGATGACTCATCTTTTATTATGGGGCAATGCTTATGCACAGATTATTCGAAATGGAAAAGGTGAAGTCATAGCACTGTATCCGTTAATGCCAAATCGAATGTCGGTGGACCGCGATTACAGTGGTGCTCTTTATTATACCTATACCAGATATTCTGATGAAGCACCTACGATGAATGGAATGACAGTCACACTAAGGCCAAGCGATGTACTCCATATTCCTGGCTTAGGATTTGATGGACTAGTAGGGTATTCTCCAATTGCAATGGCCAAGAATGCCATTGGTATGGCCATAGCCTGTGAGGAATATGGAGCTAAGTTTTTCGCAAATGGAGCAGCTCCGGGAGGTGTACTTGAGCATCCTGGAACGATTAAAGACCCACAAAAAGTGCGAGATAGCTGGAATGCGGCTTATCAAGGAAGCAGCAACTCCCATCGTGTGGCAGTGCTTGAGGAAGGGATGAAGTATCAGTCTATTGGTATCTCACCAGAACAAGCTCAGTTTTTAGAGACAAGAAAGTTTCAGATTAATGAAATCGCTCGGATTTTCCGCGTACCTCCACATATGGTTGGGGACTTGGAAAAATCGAGCTTTTCTAATATTGAGCAACAGTCACTGGAGTTTGTGAAATACACTTTGGACCCTTGGGTGATCCGTTGGGAGCAGGCCATCAGCCGATCACTTTTAAGACCAGATGAAAAGAAGCTCTATTTTGCCAAGTTTAATGTGGATGGACTGCTTCGAGGTGATTATGTCTCTCGGATGAACGGTTATGCAACCGCGAGACAGAATGGTTGGATGAGTGCCAATGATATTAGGGAGCTTGAAAACCTTGACCGAATCCCACCTGAGCTTGGCGGGGACTTATATCTAATCAATGGCAATATGACCAAGCTTGCGGACGCAGGCATATTCGCAAATAAAGAAGGAATGGAGGGAAAAAATGAATGAAGAAATTTTGGAATTGGGTGCGTGATGAAGATACACAGTCACGGACCCTCTATCTAAACGGTGCAATTGCTGAGGAGAGTTGGTTTGATGATGATATTACTCCTGCTGCTTTTAAAGCAGAGCTAATGAGTGGCGAGGGTGACATAGTAGTTTGGATTAATTCACCTGGTGGTGATTGTATCGCAGCATCACAGATTTACAACATGCTGATGGATTATAAAGGCAATGTCACCATAAAGATTGATGGCATCGCAGCATCAGCCGCCTCGGTCATTGCCATGGCAGGTACAGAAGTTTTAATGTCTCCAACATCACTGATGATGATCCATAATCCTTTCACCATAGCCATTGGCGATAGCGAGGAGATGCAAAAGGCAATGCAGATGCTGGATGAAGTTAAGGAAAGTATCATCAACGCTTATGAACTTAAAACCGGTTTGTCTAGAACAAGGTTATCTCACCTGATGGATGCTGAAACTTGGCTAAATGCAAATAAGGCAGTCGAGCTTGGTTTTGCAGATGACATTATGTTCAAACCAGGAGAGAGTGCACTACAAGATAGCTTTGTCTTCAGCAGAAGAGCAGTGACCAATTCACTAATGAATAAGCTTCAAAAACCAGTTGTAAAACAGTCAGCCGAATCGCTTTATGAGCGGCTTAATTTATTGAAATATTAGGAGGGAATGAAAATGAGTAAAATTCTTGAACTGCGTGAAAAGCGCGCAAAAGCATGGGAAGCAGCAAAGGCATTTCTTGATTCAAAGCGTGGTAGTGATGGACTTGTGTCCGCAGAGGATGCCGCAACCTACGACAAAATGGAAGCAGATATTATTAATCTGGGTAAGGAAATCGCAAGATTGGAGCGCCAAGAAGCTCTTGAAGCAGAGCTTAATAAGCCTGTAAACACACCTCTTACCGAAAAACCAGCTATTCCGGGGATGGATACAAAGACCGGAAGAGCCAGTGATGAGTACAGAAAGGCATTCTGGAACGTAATGCGTAGCAAAAATCCTCGTCATGATGTGCTAAATGCTTTGTCTGTAGGCACTGATTCAGAGGGAGGATATCTTGTTCCTGATGAATTTGAGCGTACTTTAGTTCAAACCCTTGAGGAAGAGAATGTATTCCGTAAACTGGCAAAAATTATTCAGACTTCAAGCGGTGACCGCAAAATCCCTGTTGTTGTGACTAAGGGTACAGCGGCTTGGCTTGATGAAGGTGAGGAGTTTGATGAGAGCGATTCTGTATTTGGCCAGACATCTATCGGTGCCTATAAGCTGGGTACAATGATTAAAGTTTCTGATGAACTTCTCAATGACAGTGTATTTGATCTGGAGAATTATATCTCCACTGAATTTGCCCGTAGAATCGGTGCTAAGGAAGAAGAAGCTTTTTTAGTTGGAGATGCAGATGGGAAACCTACAGGAATTTTCAACGCTACTGGTGGTGCACAGCTTGGAGTGACAGCCGGGTCTGCAACTGCCATTACGGCAGATGAGATTATCGATCTTGTTTATTCCCTAAAGGCTCCTTACAGAAAGAACGCAGTATTCTTGATGAATGATGCAACAGTAAAAGCAATCCGTAAACTGAAAGATGGTCAAGGTCAATATCTGTGGCAGCCTTCTTTAACAGCAGGTACTCCAGATACGTTGCTGAATCGTCCGGTTTACACTTCTGCTTATGCTCCTATTATTGAAGCCGGAGCAAAGACGATTGCCTTCGGTGATTTCGGATACTATTGGATTGCTGACAGACAGGGGCGTTCTTTCAAACGTTTAAACGAGCTTTTTGCAACTACTGGGCAGGTTGGTTTCCTTGCGAGCCAGCGTGTAGATGGAAAGCTCATTTTACCTGAAGCCATCAAAGTTCTTCAGCAGAAAGCTTAATGGGAGGTGCAAATTATGAGCTATAACGCAAAGAACTACACCGAACAAGGTGGAGAAAAAACTGTTATTGGTGGAGAACTTGTCATTGAAGAGGGAGCCAAAGTAACTGGGCTCCCTGTTCTTGAAAATCAACCGGCAAGCACTGCGGATACTGTAGAAGCTCTAGTGACGGACTTTAATGCCTTGCTCAGTAAGCTGAAAACTGCAGGAATCATGAATGGAGATACACCTTAGAAAGGATAGTGATGGTGATGACACTTTTAGAAAAAGTTAAAGCAAATCTAATTCTTGAGCACGATCGCGATGATGAACTTCTTCAGATGTACATCACCACCGCTATCGCATATGCCGAGAGTTATCAGCATGTACCGGAAGGTCATTATAATGAGAACACAATGCCGCCAACTACCGAGCAGGCCGTCATTATGTTGTCATCTCACTTCTATGAAAGTAGGGATGGTAGCACTGGCGGCTTTTTTGCTGATAACGTGTAGGCAGGCCAGCAGGTTTGGAACACTGTAAATTTACTGCTCAGGCTTGACCGGGATTGGAAGGTGTAGAGTATGAGTTTTGGAAAAATGAATACCTTTATCGATCTCATTTTTGTTGAAAGAACGAAAGACAGTGAAGGCTTTGGTAAATCTAAGGACACCATCCTCGCTTCCGTTCGTGCTTATAAGGAAGATCGTCATGGAAATGAAAAGTGGGCTAACCGAGCGGCATTTTCTGAAGCAACTGCTCTGTTTTGTTTTCGTAAGATACCTGATGTTGAGGTATCTACCAATATGGTGATTGTGTGTAATGATGGCCGCTATGAGATTACAAATGTTGAAGATGTAAAAGGTCGAGGCATGTATATTGAAGCCTTGGCAAAAAAGGTGGTGGGGTCAAGTGGCTAAGTTACAAGTAAAAATGCCTGAGGATTTTCTTTTAAAGCTTTCAAAGCTTGGCGATAAGACGGATGAAATCATCCCAAAGGTACTTGAGTCAGGCGGGGAAATCGTTTTGGAAAAGGTTAGATCTAATTTGCAAGCTATAGTTGGTAGTGGAACAAAAGAAAAAAGTCGGTCTACAGGAGAACTGATTAGTTCGTTGGGTCTTTCTCCCGCTAAAGTGGACTGGAATGGCAATTTCAACGTGAAGATAGGTTTTAAGGAGCCACGAAGAAGCGGCGAAAGTAACGCTAAGATTGCCAATATCATCGAATATGGAAAATCGGGTCAGCCACCAAAACCATTTTTAAAGCCTGCAAGAAGGGCTTCAAGAAAAGCATGTATTGACGCTATGAAGAAGATGTTTGAGCAGGAGGTCGAAAACTTATGAGTATATTAAATGAGCTTAATCTCATAGCAGAATTGTGCGGTATCCCAGTAGAAACAGGAAGATTTTCTGGTGTTCCTCCTGATACTTATCTTGTGATTACACCTCTTATTGATTTGTTTGAGGTTCATGCGGATAACACACCGGGATATGAAGTACAGGAAGCCAGACTTTCCTTATTTGTGAAAGGCAGTTATACAGCTATAAAAAATGCCATTGTCCGCACTCTTCTAGGTGCGGATTTTACGATAACGGATCGTCGATACATCGGACATGAGGATGATACCGATTATCACCATTATGCCATAGATGTGGCTAAACCATATGAATTTCAATTGGAAAAGTCCTGCGGTAATATGTCAAGCCCAAAAATCTAAGGAATTGGAAATTTTAAACCCACCAGCATCTAAAAAAGGCAATACTAAAGAAACCCAGTAAAATTTCCATCCATTTACTGGAAATAATTGAAGGATTTAGGATATCTCATCCCTTAGTTATTCACCTTCCTTCTTGGCGTGTAGACTTGATCGTTGCGTAGCAGCGCATCGATCAGACGC